CAATAATCGGAGACGGCTTGCCTCATTAGAGAAGGGGTCTACGAACGTGTCTCGAATTACGCCACCGGGAGCGATGTTGACTGTAGGTTGGGAAGTACGTAGAGATGCGATAACATCTTCGACGATCTGGATTCGACTTGGTGCTGGGAACGTACCCACTACGTCCTGAATCTGAACCGGCTTACCCGAAATCTCAATCGAAAAAGAGGACTCGATCTCCAAGAGAAGCAAGGAGTCGTAATACACAGCGGTCGCTACGTAGAATAATGGCTCCGTGTTGGACAAACTCTGGAATTCACCGATAGGAACGGTTGGGGGAACGTTGGCGGGTCCGAACAGACGATTGTGGAGGAATCCGTAGAAACGTCTCGTGACCACTGAAGATAGTGAGTACGAAGTGCGAAGCGTATTGACCGTCTCTGGGATTTCAAACACCCGAGTGAAGTCGGTCTTTAGAAGATTCGCTTGGGCCGTTTCCGTGATAGCCGCTGCCAATTCCTCGGTCAGAACCACATCCTCCAATCGCTCAATCACGTCATTGGTCTTGGTTTGGGTTTCTTGGATCTCCAGGTAGAGTGGGTCCGCTGCGGCGCTGCCGTCTGGGTTTTTAGCAATCGAGGAAGTCGCCTCAAACTGCTGAAGAACCTGTTCCTCCTCCACCGTGTCAAAGTCGGAGATGATGTCTACGTTGACCCTCTGATATCCCGTTGCCCCCCCTCCTTGGAAGCGAGAGGCGTAAAGATTGATTCCAACAAAGCGAGGGTCTGAAATACCTTCAATCTGAAGTTGGACGGCATCATTCCGTTGCTCCACGAAGAAGTTCGTTGGTGGGGCTCCGATGAGACCAATGTCAGACTCCTGGACCAAGGTGATACGAGCCTCTGCGTTCGGAGAGGGGTTTCCATCGAAACCAATCGAACGAACCAGAACAACGTTCTCCCCTTGGGCGAGTTCGAGACCTTCAGGGTAGGCCGAAGGGTTGGGGAAATAGAAGGAACTTCCCTCGAATACAATCAAATCAGGGTCCGAGGTGAACGGTGCCCCACGGATGGAAATCTGCATGTCTACGGTTGACGGGTCGATGACACCACGAAAAAACCGACTCGGTAGAGTAGTCGAAAAAACCAAGGTCTCTCGGGAGACTCCATCAGGTCCAGTAATTTTCGGTGTAGCAACCATAGCTCAAAGTCATCCTAATGCGATTCCGGGGAGAGTACGAGTTCGTGGATCGAGGCCAAGTCCCTCAAGTCCTAGAGAAAGTCCGTTAGACCCAGCCAATGCCGCCGTACCTGGGGCGGCATATACCGTCGTAATGACCACGGGTTGATTTGAGGCGTTTGAGGCAATCACATCCACCTTGAACACCGTAGGGTCATTGTTTGCAATCGTCGTATTGACAGAAATAATCCGTGCAAGGCGCTCTCTGGGGGAAACCTCCTGAACCGTTCCTTGAATCCCTTGAATTCGCTGGAACACCTTAAGCGCATTGATAGCATCGGTATTGATAATTGCTTGACTTTCAGGCAAAGCCTTGAGACCAATACGACTTGGAATAAGGGAACCGTACTCCGTATGGAATGGGTTGGAACCTTTCACGGTTGTCAGGATCTTCAGTACATCCTGATTGAGCTTATCTTCGTTGAAAACGAGCAAGGGGTCTCCACTGGAGGACAGTCGATAATCATTCTCAATACCCGTTGACTGGCAACGAAGGCACTTGTTTTGATAGGTTCGATATGTTACCGTGATGACCGGGTTGGTTTTGAGGGGTGTTAAAAATCGTGGGTACCGGGAAGTGATTCTCTTGACATTGGTCAGTCCCGCAAGGGAAACCAAGTCCGGGCGGTCTACTAACTCCCACCCAGGGTACAACTGTTTTCCTCTGGACTGATACTGCTTCTCAAACCCCAAAGCCGAAACCGCATCCCCAGAGACACGAATCCGGCTCGAAGTCCCCTTTTCCGAGAGGTCTTTAAACTTCAGAACGCCATTGACCGAGGAAACCTCGATTCCGACCCCAGAGTTCAAAAGAGCAGACCTGATTGTCTCCACCATCTTGTCCGTAGTCACCCGCATCCCAGATGGAAGTTTAATCGTCGCCGTCTGGGTTCGGTTGGACACAACCAACTGATTCCCACATTTCGTCAAGTTGTAGGGACCGGAAAAAGCCGCCACAATCTCTGCCGGTGACAACAATCCCGAAGATGGGGCCAAAACACCGTTTACGCGAATAATCACGGATTCCAAGTTGGCCACCGGCTGTCGAACATTCAACGTTCTACGGTCGTTACCAAGTGCCACTTCCTCCCCAATCGTTAGATGGGGGCAAACGTGACCAAGCTGGATATCGAAGGACATTTACCTATGGTGAATTATAGAAGCATCAACCGTGTGAGAATGGATCTTCATCCGGGTCATTTCCGAACAGGGTGTCATACAATGAAATACCCGAAGGATTGTCCCTTGTCCCTAGATTTATTGTCGAGAAGTCAGGCACCCCATTTTCCCCACGCTCGTAAAAAACACCATCGAACTCTGTGACGATTTCCGTGAGATTTAACTGCCGTGAGAAACGAGTAGGATCGGGAGGAGTGGGGTACGCGGTTACAGAACCTCCAATCGCCTGCTTGATCAACACATCTCTCTCCTGCACCAACTGCTCACGTAGATCCATGAGTTTGATGATTTTTGACTCAATCACCCCTAGCTCCTTGATCTCCTGTCGAACCCAACGCCTCGCATAGTCCATCTTGATAGCTATTTTTGCGTTCGAGTCAGATAGGTCAATGTATCGACCGATTTTTGTGTAGGGATCTCGTAGGGTGTTTGCTCGGCCCCCTCGGTACAAACCACCAGATCCGTAAGAATCTGTGCTCTCGGCGGAAATTACACCACCACCGGGCTGGTCAAAGGGGACTTCGGGGATTCCCTTGTCTGTCGTTCGCTTGTTGGGGTTGGAGTCTGGATCCTCATTCGGATCTAGGTTCGAGCGAAACTGAAGTTCATCCGGCTGGAGGAACATGCTGATGCTGTTGGGGTTCCCTCCCATGCTGATGTACACCTGAAGCAGCTTCTCCAAGGTAGACCCAGAACTGACCAAAAGACCTACACGACGCTCCGAAACAGTAGTCACCTCCTCCAAAGCCCCTGAAGGTGTTTGGACTGACTCGGTTTTTCGGTCGTAGATGACCGTGATTCTCCCGATCTTGTTGATTTCGGAGTTGATGTACCGAACACGGGACAAAACGGCCTTTCTCTCGCGGAGAGAAAACCTACGGAAAGCCTGGTATTGGCTCTCCCGCATCGTGCCAAGGTAGTTGAATGGCATCAGGTATCTCCCTGGAAGAACGCCTTGAAGATGTTCAGGGCGATGGTCGGAATACCACCAGCTACCAAAACTACACCGCCACCAATAGAATCTCTTTCTGATAGGGTTGGCTCAATCGGTTTATCTTGGGCTGTGACCAATCCATTGACAATCCCTGTCGTACCCGGTGCCACAAGAATGAGACCCGAAGCCGGTGCGATGGAAAAGAAGAACCTAAGCAACTGTTGGATCAGGGCGTTGATACGATTCAAGAACGCCTGAAGTTCAATAATGCGCGACTGCAAGAATTCAATGTATCGACGAATCGTCTCAGCAATGCTCTCCACTGCTGACTGAATCGAACGGAGCAGAGCAAGAATCTGGTCGAAGAATCTGTCAATATTCGGTAATCCCTGTGGGAAAAGTCGGAAGGCAATCCACCCCCGCTCTTGAGGAGAGACCTGGGGACCACAAGCCAACTGAAGTACGAAAGCCGCTGCCTGATAAACGTCATCGGGAACTTCATTACGGATGAAGGCGATTTCGTTCAACTGCCCGCCGTCTCTCTGATAGAGCACGGGCACCATGTCCACAGATCCAATCACAAGGTCATTGTTGGGTTGAGTTGCCTGGAAGAAGTGTGGGGAGCGGGTAAGCACCGAACCATTCCGAGTTTGGAACGTAGTGAGCACCGCCGTTCGCTCCGCTCCAATGCCTAACGAGCTAGGATTCACTCCAATCCCCTGCGTAGGGTCATCGCTGGCCAGCAACTCCAGCAAGCTAGCTCCCGGTGAGTTGGGAGCATTGTCAACGGTGAAGCCATCGTCATTGAAGTTCACACGGTAGTTGAGTAGAGCTTGGGCTCGCTCTACTGCAATTTGTCGAGTTGAGAGAGGAGGTGCATTCTGCGTGAACAAACGATTTGTAGTGTTGATGCAGTTGATGAACAGCTTCTTGCGGAACGTGGAGGGATCTACATTCGCCTCCTCGAAGTACTTGGTGATCTGGCGGCGTCCTACGAGTTGAGGCATCATGAAAGATGCGATATCCTCCATACCCGTAGAGAGTCGAGCAAACCCTGCGTACTGACCCCACTGGGAGGGCAAAGTACCGTTCGGAAGCGTCTGACCAGCCTTCGGAGGAAAATCCAAAGTCCCCTGTCGAGCGCGTAAGACCGGAAGATCGGAGCGTGACAGGACTAACAAAGCCAACGCTTCAGCAACCGCTCGAAGCCAAATCTCCGTAGATGCGTCGGGGAATAGAATCTGTGCCACTTCGGAGGAAGGGCCTCGGTCATTGAAGTCTACGTCAGGAGCCGCAGCGATAGGAGCTACGGGGCCATTACGATCTCGAAGGGTTGTTTGGTCTAAGAGAAACTGATAGTCCTCTACCTTCTTGATCGCTCTTGTGACGGCTCGAACTCGAACGAAGAACTGTTCTGGTCGTGTCGTGTCATTGATACGACGGATGAATCCACCACCGACCTCCTCGAACTCTGCGTTGTATGGCATGTCATCATACGTCAACGTGATTCCGTACCTGCGACCGGAGAAGAAAATCCCCTGTGCGGAAGATACGAAGAACGACTTCTGAAGATAGTAGCGATCTCCCTCTTTCAACAGGTTGAGTGGGATCGGTGTTGGGTCAGCAAGTGACTTCAGCGCATATACACGAGCAGCATCGGGCAAAGTTCCCGTAAGCGGTGATACCACTTCATTGAAGTCGATGTTTCCTACTACCTTGACAGTATCCGCACCACCTGTGAGATACAGCGGGTTGCCTTCCTCATCAATGACTTGTGCAACGTCTCGCTTCGAGAGTGGGTTGTTGAGGACTAGACTCTCCAAAGTACCTTCGATGGGTCTCTCGACGACCAATGGGAGTCCTTGACGAAGCGTTGAGATCTCTACGAGGAACCCCGCTGGTGGAGATGTGGGGATGTCTGGCCACAGCTTGCCAGGGTTAGGAGCCATGTCCCAGGTCAAGTTGACAGCATTGTAGGGGTTTGCTACATTCTCAACAGATTCGGAACTCGCGGGGAGAAACCCACGGAAGAAACTCTTGTTGAAGGAGAACACCGTCGCTCCATCATAGCCATACGTAGCTCGCACGTTGTAGGCTTGGTTCTGGAGACGGGGCACAGGAACTCGGCGGGAGAACAGGTTGAGAAGGCTGGAGATAAGTTGGATGATACGATTCACGCCACGGATGTCCGTACCCGAGTACAGGAACACCGCGACCGCTGTTGTATTCTCCGAGAAATTTGGACGATTCGGGTCAGAGCGATCCAGGAAGCGGTTTAGCATCCGACGCTCGAACTGCAAGAACCCACCACGAAGCTCTGCGAAGTCTGGACCCTGAAGGATATAGAAATCCCCGTGAATGTAGAGCCCCGCTTGTCGTAAGTCGTTGAGCAAGTCCTCGATGATCTTCCGAAGGGCTTCAATCGCTGCCGCCACGGGGTCGAGTAGACCGGGAGCAAAGACCTTGAGGACTTCGAGCACCTGAACCAACGTGTTCAAGATGTCAATGAGCGTTCCAAAGAACGCATCAACCGACTCTCGAACGGGTTCCAGGAAATCTGGAATCTCGAACTCAATCGTTTGCCATTGGCCTACGATGCCCTGTTGTAAAGGGCCTTGCTCTGGGTTAGACATTCTTGGTTACTTTCCTCCACCGTGCTTTAGACGGTTGAGTTGAATCTGTAAATCATTGACCTCATTGATGTCAATTTCAATCTGGTTGGAGAGCATGCTTTTAAGCCCCTCCAACTTTGTAGCGATGTCCTTGAAGAAAGGTAGGGTATGAACCTCCTCACCTTCTTTCTCTGATTTTACCCAAGAATTGACCGGATAGCCTTGCTTTTTTAGCTCCGCCTCAGCTTCTTCAGGAGTCATCTTGGTCAGATCGATTTTTTCACTCATGTGCCACCTCCTAATGCTCTACGCAGTTTAATCTGCTTGATTTGGTCTGCCCGACGCTTGTTGAACTCGCTTTCGAAGCTCTCCAAAAGAGCCAAAGTACCCTCCTGTTGGTTGGTTCTGAAAGCCAACCATGTGTACCGAAGCTCTCGAAACTGATCATTATTATTCAGCACGTCGTCAATATAGTCAGGAAGTACGGGGCGTCCATCCCCCACCTCAAGGTCTGTATTATTGGCATTGGATTCCAACACCGCATAAGAGGGCACTCCGGTCTGATTCGGTGGGAATTCATTGTCCAAACGGAAATCGTTGATGAAAAATCTCCGGTCGAGGATGGACAAGCAGTCGCTCGTATTGGCAAAGGGGGAAATCGCTACCTCTCCTCTAATACCATTGATAAGCTCATTACTCATCACGCCAAGACCCTCATCCGGGATTAATGGGTTCCCAAGGTCTCGAATGTGGCGGTCCCTCTGGAAGACGTAATAATTCCCGGACTTCAGATTCTCAAAGAACACCTGGAATTCGTCCATAAAGGAGAGATTCCGCTCTCGAAGGAACAACGCTACATCTACGGCCTCCTCGGAAAACAACGAACTAGGTCGAATGATCTTGTAACTGAAGGGGGCGATGGACAGCATGTTCCCCCTGAAAGAATTGAGGGGTGACCCATTCTGTCCAGCAAACTCCGTAGGTCGCAGGTCATTTTGACCCTCCACTCCATTACTGGTCGGGCTCGCAAAGGGGGCCGTAGAAGCACTTATGGTAGGGAGCACCGCATACTGCAACTGCTCTCCGAAGATCACGTTCGTCAGTCCGTTGTCACCAGCAAAGGTATGTCCTGCCTCGACCGTTATTTTTTTCTCACTGACTTCCACGATGCGATAAAAGCCTCGGTTGTCATCCAACTCTGATGGTTGTCCCGCCTGGAAAGGTACCGCTTGCCCAGAGGTCGCAAGTGTTCTGGAGGGCACACTACGGTCTCCAAAGGGACGTGTTCCTCTCTCCTGTCCGGTCGCAGGTACGCCAGTAGGACCAAAAAGCTCCCCAGCGGGATCAATAATGAGGATGTCACCCTCTTGAACTCCAAGGGCCAAGAAGTTCACACTGGCATCCGTATCTTGCAAGGATCGAGGGGCAAGTGGGTCTACTTCAGCCGCCACGAATCCTCCCTGTTGGGTGGTCAGGTTTGCCTTGCGCTCTACCAAAACTTGCTCGGTGATCAGGTCAAGAAGCTGGTCACCATTCTGCTCCTGTGGGACGGGTGGGTTGCGAAGATAGATCTCAAAGCTCAATCCTGTGACTGTAGGAGTCTTTGTGATGCCGGGGGCCTTGAGTACGAGGCGAGTTCCGCTCTCTACCGCAGCGATTTCAACCTCGTCAATGAGGTTTCCGTTGAGATCAAACAGACGGAAAATGTCATTGGGGAAAATACCTACGTTCTCATCGTCGAATGGGCCAAGGTTCGTCCCGTTAGCGTCGATGACGTAAGGCCATGCCGTATTGTTAGGTCCGACCAACTGTGAACCATATCCAGTGACCACACCACGACGTTTTTCGTACACGAAACGAAGGGGAGCTAGGTTGGAAGCGATGTCCTCCAAAACGTCATGGAAACGTCGAATACATCGAATCTCGAAGTTGACCGTCTCGAAAGGACCAACCGTTCCGTAAGTCGGACCATCTCGGAATCCGATCTGTGCGGGATTGAGTGAGTAAAAAGCATCCACAACCATTGGGGTTGGGTTGTTGAGGTTTTGTACGGGTCGAGGGAAGCTAGGCTCCAAGAACACGCCCGCTTGCATCCGAACGGTCGTATCAAGCACATCGAGAGGGAACAAGGCATCCACACCGGGCGCAAGACCACCATGCAAATTGTCCCAAACTGAACCCGGTCCCGTAGATAATCCTGACAAATCTAGCACGTCAGCTACGTTAGGATACACTACGGCATTGGGGTCTGATTGGAACACCCCGTTGAACACTGGGGTAGCGGAATACACCGCCAACTGGTCCACACCTGGAGGGTTATTGACAATGGTGTTGAATGGGCCGGAGATACCAAAAAGTTCATAGTCGAACGACTGTGGGGCACCTAAGCTACTGTTCAGGGTTATGTTGCGAACCCCGAGTCCAGACCCACCCACTCCGAATGTTGTAGTACCGTCACCGAGGTACCCAACGGAGTTTCGATTGAGGGATACATCCCCAGAAGCATTCCAGCGAATATTCAACCGGGAGAATCCAGATATCACAGTCCCCGTGGGGAGAGCACTGAAAACAGCATCCGGTACGGGGGTGATACCATCCGCTTCAAATCCAGAGTTCTGAAGAACCGAGAATGTCCCAGTGGTGACATCAAATCCCACGTACTGCAAACTAATCGTCTGCGTGATATCTTGGACATCACGGATGAAGTACAGTCGGCCCGTGACTGGGAAGGCGCTAGACCCGTCCTCCAAAGCACCCCCCTCAACCACGATGCTAGCCAAACTCATGTCCACGGATACTAACAGAGGGAATCGAACTTGTGCCCAACCTGCACCTGTATTGAAGGGCAAGTTGTTTTTGCTCAGAGTCGTCTCATAGTACGGGTTGAATCCCGTCTGTGGAGTTGCAAACTTGACTAGATAAGAACCCACTTTAGTCGAGGCTTGTCCAGATACTCCGGTGATGACACATACATCTCCAGCCTCGACACTTGCTAGGTCTCCGTTCAAAATCACGGGGCTAGTCAAGCGATTGTCCAAATCGGGGTTGGTCAGAGCACTCTCACATACACCCGTTCCCTGGCAAATAATCCCTTCCTCGTCATAACTGGAAGAGGGGAGGGCGGAGAACACCACATCGCCAGTGGACACGATGGGGTTGTTGTTGAAGCCTTCGAAACTGGCAACTTTGATGCGACCCTGACCAGCCATGTTGAACTGACCACCAGCCGTGAAGTTTCCAGCACGTCTCGGGAAGGTAAAAGCGGACCCACCATTGACTTCAGGAGGGGCATTGACGGTCACCGCATCGGAACCACCTCCAGTCACAAAAAACACGCTCAACTGACCCCGAACGTCGAACCCGTCTACCGGAGACTCGTCTCGTGACTCTACGGTACGAAGATCATAAGCCTCGACAAAGGACAAACGATCCGTATCAATGTATCCCGTATTGGACCCAGCGGGGGAGCCCACGGTATTTCCGTCGCTCGTGTCGATGTCCACAGTGAACCACAGAGGTCGAGAGGCCCCAGGGTTGAGAGGGTCTTCAGGCAACTGCGGTGCGGGGCCGAAACCGATCGAAACAAAGGGCAGAGCCGTATTGACTGTGATGATGTTATCCGTTGCCGTTGGCAAGACAGCAATCGGTTGAGCACCAGCATCTCCTGTCGCGATGGGGGCACCGGAACCGATGTCAATCACAACCGACTGCAAGTAAGTCGGACCACTAGGGTCGAACAGATTGATCGTAATCCGGTTAGCATTGTTAGGGTATGGAATGCCCGATGGGTTGAAAATGGCGTTCAGCCCTCCCACGGCCACTGCTGGCGTACCGTCGTTGAACACGAGGAACCCCGTCGAAATCGAGGTGATGTCAAAGAAGGTGTCGTTACCAACTCGGGATACAACAATCCCAGGGGGGTTGGACACGGAGGGTTGGTTCACAAATGCCATCGCATTTCTGAACTCGTAGCGGAAGCGAGACCCAAAGGCGGTAGGCGTTACGAAACGTGGTACTTCCACGGTGTTGCTTGTTACGTCACCGATAGATAACACGCCCTGCGTTCCAGGTGAAATCGAGGATTGTCCTGTCTCTACAAGGAAAAGGTCATACTGACGAGTAGGACCAATACCCTGATTGGGGGAATACGCTGGCGTGAGGTTTTCTCCCGTTCTGAACGTCCCAGGGATTTGTGGGAAGCTGAAGGTCGTGATGACCTGACCATCTACCCCCTGAACCTCATCGGGGTAAATTGCTCCGGGCTCGGGGGAGTCCACGAACAAATTTTTGAACTCCTGTTGAGCTACGCCAAGTCTCTGAATTTCCGTGTTCGGAGCTACTAAATACGGCAAAGTGTAGTCCCCAGAGTCATTGAAGGGCTGTCCTTCCAGAGCCGGAATACGAACAGGATCGACTTGGGAGTTTCTGAACCGTACCTGTGCTTCCAGATTGGTAAGAGGACCGGGTGGGCGCTGACCAAGGATCTCCTTCAGACCCAAAATCGAGGGATCTTTGAACGAAGGGAATGTGTTGTCTACGTATTCACCGTCACTCTGATCCACCTTGAGGTCAAAATCAATACGATACCCAGGGAGCCCTTGAACTTGAGCCTCCAACTCCGCCGCCGTAGAGGGTTGGTTCGGATCTCCACCGGACTTCACGTCTACATCAGGGGGAGTGATGAAAATAGTGTCACCTCGGAAGATTGTGATCGGCCCTGAAGCCGCATCGGCATCCTCACTGACATCGAGAATATTCTCAGCATTGGTAATGAGGTTGCCCGCTCCGTCCGAGAAGGTCAACACACAACCGAGTAGAACTTCCTTGACGAACACCGATTGCAGCACAGTTACATCAGTTCCAGGTGGGAACTGGAAAGCATCGAAGCTATTTGTCACGATGTCAAGAATACGACCATCAGGACGACCGATAGCAATCTTGGGTTTCCCCTCGTCGATGGTGAAAAAGGCAGGGGTGAACAGGTCTGGGTCGCCAGTGGAAAGGTCGATAACCTCACCTCCTTGGGCGGCTAGAAGCTCTACATCAGGCATCCCATTCCGAGCAAGTGGGAACTGTTGCAAAGGCAACGGGGTGGCAATGATTGCCGGTCTAGGGAAAGTCCCGAAAGGAATACCCCCCGCTGCGATGATCGCATCATCCAACTCGGGGAACCCTATCGGACTGTACGCATACACTCGCGCTCGGGGTAATCGAGGACGCACCTGAATCGCAGAGATATTGGTCATTTGACCAAGAACCGGGTTGCTGATCTCACCAATTGACTTCCCAAACGTACTCGCTCGCTTTGGAAGTTTGATGCCATCCCCAGAAATCGAGAATCGACGAACTCTCTTACGGAACGAGTAGACTCCGGGCTTGACTGGATCTGATTCCAAGTCTCCGCCAATACCGGGGTCGGTAAGCGTGAAGGCCTCAGCGCGCTCGGGGAAAATACGGGAGAACCGACTTGGTTGGCCCGTTAGTCGATAGCGACCGAAGGACTCCAAACGCAATGGGAACAGGCGGAGACGCTTCCTCGTGCGAGACACAAGTACGATGTCATCCACGTCGTTCTGAATCAACTCTTTTTGTTGGTTTCGGAGGTCATCCAACAAGTCGGGGTCAATGAAACGACCTACCAACTGGTCATCATCGAGAAATGCTGCATCAGGATCTACTAGGGGGTCACGGGACAAGAAAATCACGTCCCTATTGTAACCGAACCACAACTCGCTGAAGATGTTACGTCGGTTGAGCACTCCCGTAATTGGATCCTCATACCCCGGAGGTGGGATCTCTTTGTCTCGACCTACGAAGAACTTGAACTTGCCATCTCGGTCACCAATGATGTCACCGGACATGGTTTCAAGCACCTGTTCGTAGGCCAATACGACTTGGTTGTAGAAATCGAGGAATACACGAGCGGCCCGGTCCCTGTCCTGCAAGTCCCGTAGCTGACTTCTAAGTCCCAGACGACCCTGTGTTTTGTTCTCAATGGGAGGTGTAACTGGAAATTTGCTTCCGTTCGAGGGAAGCAGGGATGAAATCCCTCGGGCAACGTCGTCGGCAACCTCACCCAGATACTCGACTAAGGGGACCGTGCGGTAGTACCATGTATCCGGCGCGCTGTATGTGTACGAAGCCCGCAAGATACCACGAAGCAAATTGTTGCTCTCCGAGGGTTGGGTCACATGGACATACTTGGCTAGATACTTGGGAAGCACCAACTGACCATTTTTGATCGTTGGGGCCAAGCCTCTCTGGGAGACTCGACGGAAGTAAAGAGACTGCGTTGGTTGTAAAGCACCTTGGGGTGGGTTGAGGAACTGAATCGCTCCGGTGGCAAAGTCTACCACGTAATCAATCGTGTTCCGAAGTGTTCGACCCGGCTGCACCACACCATCCTTGGTTTCGCCAAAGAGAATCGCCTCAAAGGGTTCACTGGAAAGGAATGGTCCCGGTCCCACAAACGAGGTGGGGAATGGGGCATAGATAGGACGAAGGGAAACACGAGCCTTGTCCTGGTCGGAGTTGAATCCTCTGGGGAAATACGAGGCAATCGTGACCTTGGTCCTCGTATTGTCATCAATCGTCTGCGAGCCCGTGATCACAAACGGAATCGAGGCGATCTCCAGGATATGCCCTGGGATGGCAAAGCCCGTTAAATCCCCGTCGAAAATAATGTCCTGGAACCCTCGGTTCACTGGATCATACGAAGCCGTGATCTCCGTGAAAAAATCATCATAGGCGTTTGGATTTGCGCCCTTGTACAAAGGCACATTGGAAAGCACAGAGATGGAGTCCGTGCTGGGGTCTCGGGAACCTACCTCTTGTTGGGTTGGAGGTGAGAATGTAACGGTTGTCTCATCCTCTGCGGGGTCGTAAGTGACCGTAAGAAGATAGAAGGTGAACTCCCCAACTCGTAAAAGCTGCCCTGGCACCAAATCCGTTCGGTTCGATTCCAATACGAAGAAATCACGGTCTGGTTCGATGCGGAAAGGTGGACGGAATACCGGAGAGCGTGATGTTGTGTACGACTGCTCCCCACCAAATGCCTCATTCACGTAGTACGTAATGCGAACATCAGCAATACTCGGTACGGGAGTCTTGAACGTAATCGTACTTGTCGTCGCGTCGAAAAATGCCTCTGGGGAACTCCCTACGTTACAAATCGTAGACCCAATGTAGATCGTAGGTTCAATGTCCGCACGAACCGTTCTACCCGTGGGGTTGAAATTCCACTGGGTTTCGACATTCGTGGGCGTTGCCTTCTCTCGATTCACCGTAAGTGGCAAGAACTCCACAACACGAACGGGGGATGGAACTCCCTGTGCATTTGGTTCAAGGAGCAAGTCTCCCGTACCTGTCTGGGCCAAGAAATACTCGGCCTCGACGATCTGCATGTCCCTCAAGGGCGTGGTGAACAAGAAGGAACCACCAATAGGGTTCAAAGTCACGTCTTGCCCAGAAGTAGTTACCATCAACTCTACGAAGTAGACAGGGTATCCTGGGAAGTCAGCAATGTCTCCAAGGGACAGGTTTATCTCACCCGTCAAAGGGGAGAACTCCGCCTTTCCTTGTGGGAGGGAGACAGGGCTGGTCGCTGGGTCTAGGAATTCCTCGACGTAGATGGCATCCGAGCCTTGATATTTCGTGAACACGTCGGTTCCGAAATTCAGCATCCCGGAGCCCTCCTGCACCTCGATTACATCCCCCGTCAAAGGGAAGCTCAATGCCCCTGGGACTTTGACCAAAGAACCCTCTCCGAAGTTGTAGTTCTTGTCCCCCACCTGGATGGAGAAGTTTCCGTTGACAAAGCGATCTGAAGTCGGAGCCGGAACAACTCTGACCCCATTGAGAATTTCTCCAAGGTTGGTTTGGGTCAGAGGGATGAGATCCGCCGTAGGGCTAGCATTGGGAAGGCCGAATCGAAGATTG